GAGGCAAAGAGAGTAAACCCGATCTTTTGGCTAAAAAGAAAAGGTTGGAAAATCTAATGGAGCGTGCTCAAAACTCAATTCGCGGTTTTTAAGAAGCGCCATGAAACCTTCTCAGAAATCTTTACTGGATTGGGGAAAGCAGAAGTGGCGAACCAAGTCTGGCAAGAAGTCTAGTGAGACTGGTGAGCGCTACTTACCTGCTAAGGCTATCGCTGCTCTTAGTAGTTCTGAATATGCAGCTACAACCAGAGCTAAACGAGAGGGTAAGGCAAAGGGTCAGCAGTTTGTGGCTCAACCGAAAGCAATTGCTCGGAAAGTAAGGAAGTATAGAACATGAAGAAGCCCAAGTTAGGAACTGGTAAGCGTTTTTCTTTGCTTGTTACCGAGCTTAAGAAAAAAGATGTTAAAGACCCAAAGGCTCTTGCGGCTTATATTGGCAGAAAGAAATACGGCAAGAAGCGTTTTCAAGAGCTTGCCAGAAAGGGAAAGAGCTAATGGCTTGGTATGTTAAAAGCACTAAGGAGTTGTGGACTGGTCCTACGCATGATCTTCACGGTCATACTTGGACTGAGGCAACTCATATGAGCTACTCTGTGAAACTGGAGCAAGGCCCAGAGCCAGTTAAAGCAGAAAAGCGGAAACCAAAGAAAAAGAGTAAGGGGCATACGTGATGAGTAATAATAGAGAGTCTCTTAAAAAGTTAATGGATATTGCGAATCCAACCTCTGACAAAAGAAATGTTAGAGATAAGTTAATTTCTTTAGCTGAGAAACATGATTCTTCTTTAGATAGAAATATCAAGTCATTTCAAAAAACTGGAAATGACAAAGCTGTAAAAACACTTAAAGAAGATAAAGTAAAAGTGCGGAGTATAATAAAGCGTCTTCGTGGTTCTGGTGGTGGTGCTATGCTAGATTTGACGCGGCGTACTGGGAAAAGCCTTTTACAACTTATGTCAAAAAGAAGTAATTAATGAGTTTTATTTCTACAATCAGGCAGCAAGACTTGGACCTGCTTCGCGGTATAGTAAGGAAGGTTCACTTTGCGCATATTGTTAAGAAGCATGGAAAGAACTTTATTACTGATTCTGAGTGTGACAAACTCATAGAAAGTATTGCGCCTGAGGTTGTGCAAGACATGATTAGGTTTGGAGTCGATAAGGGTCTTCGATGATTGATTTCAAGTACAAGCCAGATGGTGAAGTGCTTAAAGCCTTTATGAAGGATGATACTTTCTTTCGTGGCATAAGGGGGCCAGTAGGTTCTGGCAAATCTGTTGGCTGTTGTGTTGAAGTATTCCGAAGGGCGCTTCAACAGAAGAAAGGTCCAGATGGTATTCGCAAAAGTCGGTGGGCCATTGTTCGAAATACAAACCCGCAGTTAAGAACGACTACAATAAAGACTTGGCTTGATTGGTTTCCCGAGGCAGACTGGGGAAAGTTTCATTGGTCAGTGCCGTACACGCATCACATTAAAAAGGGAGACATTGATCTTGAGGTTCTTTTCTTGGCTCTTGATAGGCCCGAAGATGTTAAGAAACTCCTTTCTCTTGAACTCACGGGTATATGGGTCAACGAGGCGCGAGAGATTCCTAAGTCAATTATTGATGCCTGTACGATGCGTGTTGGGCGTTTTCCTTCTATGCGTGATGGCGGTCCTTCTTGGACTGGCGTTATTGCCGATACCAACGCGCCCGAGGAAGATCATTGGTGGCCTATCATGGCTGGTGAGGTTCCAATCCCAGATCATATACCGCGTGAGCAAGCTAAGATGCTGGTCAAGCCAGACAATTGGAGTTTTTACACCCAACCTTCTGGAATGCTGGAAGTAAAGAATAAGGATGGAGAGTTAGAAGATTATGATCCAAACCCCAAAGCTGAGAACTGCAAGAACATGTTATCCAGTTATTACTCCAATCTTATCAGGGGTAAAACAAAATCATGGATAGATGTTTATGTGATGAATCGGCTAGGGCATATTCAAGATGGGAAGCCTGTTTATCCAATGTTTGCATCGGAAGTTCACATAGCAGAAGAAGAAATACCTGTAGCAGCCAACCTCCCAGTATATGTTGGCGTAGACTTTGGACTGACACCTGCTGCCGTTCTTGGGCAAAAAGTCAGGGGCCGTTGGTTTCTTCAATCAGAAATTGTGGCAATCGACATGGGCATCGTGCGTTTTGCCGAAGTTCTTAGAAATGAGCTTGCAATACGTTTTGCGGCAGCATCCGAGGTAATAATCTATGGAGACCCTGCTGGTGACTTTAGAGCGCAGACTGATGAATCTACTCCCTTTCATATTCTGCGCGGTGCTGGCTTGAGGGCGTTCCCCGCGCCTTCCAACTCTGTTGACCTTCGGCTTGAGGCTGTCTCTTCCCAGCTGACCAAGATGGTTGAGGGGAAGCCAGCACTTTTAATTGACAGGCGCTGCCCCCAGTTAATTAAGGGGTTTGAGGGCGGCTACGCATATAAGCGCATGGAAGTAAGTGGCGAAAGGTATGCTGATAAACCAGATAAGAATATGTTCTCGCATGTGCATGATGCCGCGCAGTATTTATTCTTAGGTGCTGGAGAGGGCCGAGCACTGATGAACTCACAGAAACCAGCGCGTCCTGTTATTGCAAAACGTAACTTCGATGTGTTTAACAAAGGACCGAAGAAGAGGCAGAGCGTTTGGGCTAGGATGTAGTTTGTGCATTGAGTTTTTTGCTCTTCTGTGTTTACGAAGGAAAAAAGGAGATTGCTATGTGCCTTGGACCATCACCATCTGAAAAACGGGCTGCGGCTGCGCAGCGTGAAGCGGCTGACGTTGCAAAGCGTGAGGAAGCTGAAAAGCGCGCTGGTCAGAAACGTGAAGACATTATGGAAGCCTTGGAGGCGTCTACTGTTCGCAGGGGAATGCGCGGTGGTATGGGGCGCCGTTCTTTGTTTAGAGCAGGTGGCGGTGGATTTATGGGTAGGTTTGGATAATGCACGAAACGGCAAAGCACTATATTAAGTCATACCAGAGAGCAAAGGCTCTTCGGGAAAACTGGGTTCCTCTTTTTGAGGAGTGTTATGAATATGCTTTGCCGCAGCGCGAATCATTTTACTATGAGGAAAGAGGCCAGCGCAGAGACGAGAAGATATTTGATGAGACTGCTGTTGTTGGCGTTCAAGAGTTTGCAAGCAGACTTCAATCTGGATTAGTGCCAAACTTTGCAAGGTGGGCTGATCTTATGGCTGGTAGCGAAGTGCCGCCAGAGCAAAAAGAAGAAGTCGATAATGAGCTTGATGAAGTAACGGAATATGTTTTTGAGGTTCTACAGAACTCAAACTTTAGCCAAGAAGTACATGAGTCATTCATGGACTTGGCTGTCGGGACTGGTGTCTTGTGTGTCGAAGAGGGAGACGCACTTAACCCAGTAAACTTTTCTGCAATCCCGCTCCCCCATGTTGTACTTGACACTGGTCCCGACGATAGGATTGACCACGTTTATCGTGAGCGCAAGAAGGTCAAGTTTGACCATCTGCCTATTATGTACCCCAAAGGAAACTTTGATCCGAAGGTAACTTCGTTGATGGGGTCCGATAGAGAAACAACCGTTCTTGAAGTTGTTTGCAAGGACTATACCAAAAAAAATCAAGAGGCTTACTTGAGTTATGCAATCTGTATGACGACACAGACTTTGCTTTCTGAGAAAGAGATGTCTGGACTTGGGTCAAATCCTTTTGTTTGCTTTAGATGGTCAAAGTGTGCTGGTGAGGTTTATGGGCGTGGACCACTTATTAATGCACTGTCTGCAATTAAAACGACCAACCTTACCATCGAACTTATTCTTGAAAATGCTCAGATGGCAATCTCTGGCATCTATCAGATGGAGGATGATGGCGTAATCAACCCTGACACGATTCAATTGGTTCCCGGATCAATCATACCGAAAGCAATGGGCAGTCAGGGCTTGCAGCCACTACAGGCAGCGGGTCGCTTTGATGTAGCGCAGCTTGTTCTGAGTGACATGCGGTTGAATATCAAACGCGCACTTTACAATGATATGCTTGGTGATCCGAATAAAACGCCAGCAACTGCAACTGAGGTTGCTGAACGTATGGCAGACTTGTCTCGCCGTATTGGCTCTGCATTTGGAAGATTACAGGCTGAACTCGTGCAGCCCGTACTTCAACGTGTAATATACATCTTAAAGAAGCAGGGCCGCATAGAAGTACCTACAGTAAACGGACGGGAAGTTAAAGTCCGTTCTGTATCCCCATTAGCACAGGCACAGGCAAATCAGGATATATCCAGCGTTGCTAGGTTCTTGGAATTGGTTGGTGGTACGTTTGGACCTGAGATGTTGCAGCTTCTTATAGATGGAGAACAGACTGCAATTCACCTTGCTAAAAAATTTGGTGTGCCAGAGAGCTTGATTCGTGACGAAGAACAGCGTAGACAAATAGCTGCAATAGCGCAGCAAATGGCGCAACAACAGCAAGGACAGATGGTTGCCGCAGAAGGTTAATATCGGAATAGATGGAATACAGCGCCCTTCCGATAGGGATGTGGAGATAAGCCACAACATTGCGCAAGTCTTTGAATCTCCTACTGGTAAGGCGGTTCTAAAGTATTTCCGTTCTATAACTATCGAAATGGTTAATGGGCCTAATGTAACCACGGAAGAGCTTAGGCACATTGAGGGTCAGCGATATATTATCGGTCTGATCGAACAGCGCATAGCGCATTCACATAGGAGTAAAAACAAATGAGTGAACAGGAAGCAGCAGTTCAAGCAGCAGAAGCAGATGGACGCGACTTTGTAACAGAAGCTGATGTGCAGCAAGCCTCAGCGCCAGAACGTCCTGAGTGGTTGCCTGAGAAATACAATACCCCAGAAGACTTGGCGAAAGCCTATAAAGAGCTTGAGTCTAAGCTAGGCTCTAAAGACGAAGACATTCGCAATCAAATACTAGAAGAAATACAGGCAGAAGCATTTAGTGATCGGCCTGAGAAGGCTGGTGATTATCAACTGCCTGACATTGTAGACGAGGAGCTTGCTGTTGATAGTGAGCTATTACAGTGGTGGTCGGAACATTCTTTTGAGAATGGGTATTCTCAAGAAGAGTTTCAGAAGGGCATTGAGATGTATGCTCAAGCTATTGCTGGATCACAGCCTGACATGGAAGCAGAAGCATCCAAGCTCGGCGATCAGGCTGAAAGCCGTATTGAGGCTGCGTCTTTGTTTGC